TCAGCTAGCTGGAAACTTTTTATACAGAGTTGAGAGCCCTACTCCATACGTTTTTGATACGCTTTGTCGTGATTCACCGGTTGCCATCCGCTCCCCCATTTCCCGCCATTGCTCATCCGTGAACTTAGGCCTGCGACCACCAACTCGCCCTTTTGCCCTGGCTACGGCCAGCCCTGCTAAGGTACGTTCGCTATTAAGATCAGATTCATATTGTGCTGCGGAAAGGATGTTACGAAAGTTATAGCGGCCGCTGGCTGTTTTGAGATCCACGCCATCGGTAATACTGCGGAAGTTGATACCCTTTTCCTGTAACTGCTGGAACATCAACAGCGCATGCAGAACGTTGCGGCCTATCCTGTCCAGCTTCCAGACCACCAGTTCATCCCCCGGCTGCATAGTGGCGATCAGCCGTTTTAGAACCGGCCGATTCGATTTCCTCCCGCTGGCATGCTCTTCAAAAATTTTCTCACAACCCGCTGACTTGAGCGCCGTTAGTTGCAATTCAGTGTCCTGGTGGTTTGTTGATACTCGGGCATAACCGTAAATCATGGGATTTCTCCTGTTATGAAAACAGGAGAAACGGCGAAGCATCACCAGATTTTTGATGGTTATAAAAAAGGTTGGTTTGGGAGAAGCAGCTAAAAGGAATGTAGGTACAGGGGCGAATCAGATACCTGATATGAGCCTGTTCGCGTCAAGTAATACCGCAACGGCTGCTGCGCAAAAATTTCCGTCTGGATTAATTTTACAGTGCGGTCAGTTGAATGGCTCCCCGAATGTATCTTCAATATACGGGATGAGGTTCCCGATGACATTCTCAAGAGTCCTTGCTGTCACAGTTACATTGAACGTTACTGGCGCGTCAGGGCAGCCGACTGTATCGGCGACAAATGTCCATAACACTGGATTTGATATTACAGTATCGCCCGGTTCAGGATACGGTTCATCTGCTGATGCGTATTACATTGCAATGGGATATTAACAAAATGTCATATTTTTATTCTGCATCGACAAACGGATTTTATTCGACTGAATTTCACGGCACCAATATTCCTGATGATGCAGTGGAAATCTCGGAATCAGAGTGGAAAACACTGATTAATGCACAGAGTGTAACAAAAATGATTACCTGTGGTGAGAACGGTCATCCTGTCATTGTTGACCGTCCTTCTCCAACACCAGAACAATTAGCCTTAATAAATGATGAAAAGAAATCTGCACTGATAGCAGAGGCAACGAATGTAATAGCTCCGCTTCAGGATGCGGTTGATTTAGGTATGGCAACAAATGATGAAACGAAACTGTTACTGGCATGGAAAAAATATCGAGTGCTATTGATGCGTATTAATACTTCAACAGCACTCGATATTGAATGGCCTACGCCTCCGGCAGTTCAGGCCAGATGACATCCGGCGCTGTGCTGGTATCTGTTGCCATCACCGCGTCAATGTAATCCAGCACAGCGTTAAGGCGGGTTGTTTCTGCCTGCGTCAGCTTCCGCCCGGCCTGTAATTTCAGTTGAATCAGACTAATGGAAGCCATTGCAGCATCAATCAGTGACTGACGCTGTGCTTCTGCCGCTTCGACTGCTGCGCTATGCTGTGCCTCAGTATCTGTTACCCATTTCTCACCATCCCATTTATCGTATGGCGTTAACGGGGCGATAGTGGTCGTGTTTTCAGGATAATCACCCGGAGCTGTGATTTCTTTTGATTCTCCCGTTTCGGTGTTATAGACAACTTCACCGCGATGGTCTGGCACATATTCCCATGAGTTAAAATCTGCTGAGCGGCAGATAGCATAACCAGCTTTATGTGTAACTGGCGCATCTAAACAAGAACATGCCGGGATACCGACGCCAACAGCAAGATATTCAGTTGATGTAGAAATATATTCCCGCGTTTCACCATCATAATTATAAACGGTAATATCTCCCGTCTTTGTGGCAATGAGTTCGTTATTTAATACGGCTTTATTCATCAGGCAGCCCTCACGATATAATTAAAGGCAATGTTACGAGGACGGTTTTCGTTTGCAGTTGGAACAATTCTTGAAGCATCAAGGCCAATCACTTTTGGGTAAACAGCGCCATCTGCTCTTTCAGTCACCATACTTCTGATTAAGGAGAAATAACTATTGTTCGTTGAGGGATTCAAAGGCACCACTGCCCCCTTAAACGAGTCTACTGATTCCCATATTGAATAATTTTCGGTGTTTACAGTCTTGAACTCACCATAGATATTACGTATGGCATCGCCCTGAGCTGATAATATTGCCCTCCCCGTATCCATACCACGTCCGTCATCCCAGCCACGAATAAACTCACCACGTAAATCAGGCAATTTATTTGTCGGGTAAGCCTTTGCCAGTTCTGGGTATTCTTCAGCAGAAAAAGCTGCTCCGTTGCATTTTAGCCAGCCTGTTGGCGGAGTGGCTGAGGGCCACGGAACAGGTACGCCAACAGGCAATGCTGAGCCTTCTCCTAAACCAAGGTATGTGAGAATGTCAGCAATAGTATTTTTCCCAATAATGTCACGGCCAACAGAAGTTAAATCAGTCTGCGCTGCTGTATCATTTCCAGTGAAATATGGGAGTTTATTTGCACCTGTTGCGAGCCCAGCTAATGCCGACAGCGTGGCATCAAGCGCCTGGAAATCTTTCCCGAAAGCGGTCCTCATTTTGGATATAAACCCGTTCAGGTCTCCATCATCAAGCACATCCAGCCCGCTTTTGTTGGCGGTGTACTGCGCCAACGCTGCCGCGATAAAGCTGGCTTGCCGAATAGCTTTGTTGACCTGTGCGCTGGATGCTTTACCTGCCGTAAACCCTGAAAGCAGAGCCGGAAGTGCTTCCCAGTCAGCTTGTGAGGTGACGTTAGCGTTCGGATCAAGCGCGAAAGGTTTAAAGTTGTTTATTGCCATTAGAGTATTGTCCCCCATGCTCCAACATCGAACCCGCCGATGTATTCGTTATCCATATCAAACCCAAAGAATTTAGAGCCTTCTGACGGTGTTTCTACCGAAGGCGTTTCAACATCACCGGCCCATACGCCAGCTGATTTAACGGTGAGATAGCCCTGTTTGATAGCGGCGATCAGTTCGAGAGACGCATCAGAAATATCAGTTTCAGGGAAAACCCAGACCGAAATCGTCATGTCCTGGTTGTCGACGATCTGCATCCTCAGGCCTGAGCCTGCGGTAGCAGCGTCAAGGATGGGAGGCAGAGAGTCGTTCCGACCGTCCCAGTTGTTGATAGCGATTTTCGCTTTCAGAATGATGCGGTACGTCTCATCGCTTAGCGTCGTATAGCCAGAATCAGGATCATATGGCCCTTGCCAGATGCCCTGGTCATACCCAAGCCCGTCAGTGTCCCAGCTGAAATAAACTCCGCTAATTGGCTGGCTGACTATGCGACTGCGTCCGATCCACAGACCGAGGATGTCGAGCTGTACACCGACAGCAGTATCGATATCGAAGGCTGTTATAAGCCCTGACATAGTGCTGGACACATCAATCAGCGGGCGGGTGCTCAGATCTATATGGTCAAAAAAGAGTGGCTTGGTAGCGTGGTAGTTAGTGATCAGTTCGGTGTATTTGCTCATGAGGTCACCGTGATACTGATATTCGCGGTGCTACAGGACGCAGAAGCATCATAGGCAATATCAATGTTTGATGCCGATACGCTGCCAGACGACTTACCGATCAGCAGGTCGGTAATATCGTAATAGCGGGCATTCCCGCCGCTCACAACGCCGAGGTTTGCCGGGGAATAAATACGGCTCAGCAGAACGTCGTCGCCAATTGTCAGGCCATTTATATAATCGGCAACAGCCTGTTTAATCTGCTCGCCGATTTGAGAGGTATAGCCGGTAAAAACTTTCAGGGTAATGGCTACGAAAATTGGCACATCGGTAGAGCGCGAAAAACTGATGACGTGAGGATTACCATAAGTATCCGGCACTGTGACAGAAGTTTTACCGTAAGTTGCGGTTCCCTGCCCTTTATTCCCCCTGATGGTCTGGGCGATTTCTGTCACATCACCGCCGTCAACAATCGCAGAAATGGAATGAGGCGGCAGCCCGTTGCTATCTGTCGAGCCAGTGTCATTCTCGTACAGTTTGTGACGTGTCACGCCATTAACATTAGCAATAGCACCGTCGACACCTTCAAACGGGGTGATTGACGGTAGCGCGACGCTCTGGCCCTGCCGGATGCGAAGCTCCGCGTCTGTCTCGGCCGGAGAACCAACCGTAGCCGCTGCTGGGTTGGTGACTGATACCCATCCGCGAGTCGGTGTGTTAATGGTGGTGATAGTCCCGGCCAGCGCCGCAACCGAACCGCTATTCGCACATGTGGCCGTCACCAGCACAGTACCATCAACGCCGATCGCCACACTCGCTGGAAAATTCCAGATAATGCCGTTTTTATCCCGTGCGGAGCCATTCGTGATAGTCGTGCCTGCCGTACCGGTTAACAGAAGGTCAGCAGTAGAGTTTGTCGCTACTTTTCGCGTGATCCCGTTAATTTTCACATTGTTGCTAAGCGCTGCGGCCTGCGCTGTCGTCGGTGAAAAAGAGTTGTAGATCTCGATAGCGGTATTGTTAGCGTCATGCACCGCAAGAGCCACCAGCGCGACCATTTGCCCATCTTTGCTGTCTGGTTCGAGGTAGGCATCACTACCGTAAATCTGCCTGAAATAGCTGGTCAGTGTATCTAGGATTGTCTGGTAATCAGGCGCACTAATCCCCTGGGCGGTTACCGTTGCCGATAGCCCCAGCGTGTCGAGGTTCAAAGCCATTTATGCCTCGCTTGTTACAGTCGTCTGGCCGTAGATTGTGTCAATGGAGGAAGTGAAGGTGACGCGACGGCTGGTGCCGTCATAATTGGTATCGAAGGAAAGAATCGACAGAACGCCCGGTGTATCCTGTATGCGTTCGCGTATAGCCAGGATGTAGACATCTGATCGCTGCTTCCCAAGCACTGACTGAACATACGGCGTGCCTTCCGTCAGATCGAGAAACCACTGACCGCGCCACAGCTCGAAACGGGTTTTTACGGCCTGGGCGACACACTCCGGGCTGTCGATAAGGAAGGTATCGTCACCCTGCCCGAAAGTGTAATCGCCGTCAGCATCTTCGCGACGGTATCGCATTATTGCGGCCCTCCAGTAGTTCCCCCGCCTGTCTGAACTCCGCCATGTTTATGCGTGGCGACACTTATACCTGAAGCTGTCACATCATTCGTTACCGTAACCGGCCCAAGCATCGTCGCAGTACCACCACTTTCTCCCATTCCCTGAGACAGGTTACCGTTAATCGTTACGTTGCCGTTCAGCGTGATAGTCGGGGATGTGATTGTCGTTCCACCTTCAGCCGTAGCCGTAAGCTGGCCCGGCGTTTTAATGGTGATGTTATGTCCTGCGGCGACCTCTACGAACGCCGCGCCATCATCGGTTCGCAGCTGCGCGGCGCTGGTACTGATACCGCTGATTTTCTGTGCTTGCGACTGCGGGCCAACGATGGCGAACGCATCAGATAAGTCATGCTGGCGCGGGTCGACGGTCTCCTGAACGCCGCCGCTCTGCCACCAAAAATCGATGCAACGGTCAGCAAAAATCAGGAGGCACTCGTCGCCTTCTTTTACCGGAAAGGTCAGCGTGCAACCGCCGCCGCGCGGGAAGATGACCGGCACATCCACCAGCGGTTTTAATTCGGTGGAACCATCGCCAACAATACCGCGAAGCGCCACTTCTACTGTGCAGGTTACAGCGTCAGGATCGAACGACTGAATGATGCCTGGCATCGCCACGCGCATCTGGGCAGACACCGAATCGGCAATGGCCTGCGCGGTCTGCTGCTCTCCGCCGATCTGTGATTGAGTTGGAATTGGCATAAAAACTCCATAAAAAAACCCGCTCGGCGGCGGGTTACTGATCAAATGTCAGGGTTTGAGGGCTGATTTGTCCGTGCTATTTATCTTCTTTGCAGCCCTGAATGTAGGTCTTGCTTAAAACCACGGTAACGTCGTGGTTCGTAGCGAGATACAGGCTGCCAAGAAAAAGCCGCAAGGCAATTTTTAGCTTCTCACGATAGGGGCCGGATACCTTTATGCCAAAATCAGAAACAACCATAAAATTTACTCCAGCAATAGGCAAAGAATTGCTCTCCATAATCCAGGATAACATACCTGAAAGCGACTATAAAATACGCAGACGAATCAGAACTGCTGACTCAATTAATGCGGTTGGCACGCTCGTCGACATAACTATCATCGTAGCCACGTCGTCACCAGCTTGTATAGCCATTGCATCTATCGCAAGAAAATGGATACAGACCAGATCATCCAAAAAAAATAACAATGACCACAGAGAAAGGTAAAATCGAAGTAGAAAACCTGACGTCAAAAGAACTGATTGAAGTAATGGAGCAGTGCAAGAACATCAGCTTCAAAGAGGAATAACTTGGCGCGCCGGTCAACCCGGCGCTTTTTCTTTATACCTACTTCACCTTCACGCAGTCGTATGTTGCATACTGACGCAGCGCATCCATGCTGGCTTGCAACCACTGTGCGTTGAGAATGGCTTTGCCGTTGCGCTTGATGTACTCAAGCCCAACCCAGCGGCCGGGTTGGTCGGTTGCAACCATCCATTCTGCTTTCATGTTTTGGTAGTCATCTTTAGACTTGAGAAAAGACATTTTTTGCGTTTCAGGTTTTACCCCGTTAATAAGCATTAGTCCTTCTTTGCCCGCAGTGAGGCGATACGGCCCGCACTGAGTATCAGCTAAGGCCTCTGACGTGCCGACAACTGATAAAAGAACACCACAAATTAGAAGTTTGGCCTTACCCATCTTATACCTGCCATTTTTTAAGCGTGTCCTGACTAACCATTTCACGAGCACCACGCGCAAAACACATCAAATCCATGTACCACGCCTGACCTCTGGTGTCGCCAGTATAGTCGATAGCTTTGACGATATAAACGCCATCCGTCGCAATGCTGGCAGCCTGTGACGTCGTGCCGGTCAGCACACGGTTGCCGTTCTCTTCTGTTTCGGTGATACGCCCGGGCGACTGTGCGATTTCGCTATTGCCGAGCGCGGCGCGGTACACCGAAGCCTGATCGAGCTGGATAAGACCATTAATGCGGATGTTCGGGTTTATCAGGCACCGCACGTTTACGCCGCCGCCCATCGTCTGTTGCGGCATACCGATCAGGCCAGTATCAGCATTCAACACAATGGCTTCGTGAATATATTTATCTTCAGGCACCATCTGGACCTGACCATCCACCAGTTGCCATGTTGCTTTACACTGCGCAGCAATATTATCCATCACGTTGCGGCTGGATGAGTAAATCGCGCGGCCACGAGGAAACACGGTATCAGGAAAATCGCCGGTAATGCCCTGTGTCACGCCGAACGCGTTGAAATCCTGCATCGTCGCCCGGTGCAGATCCGCAACGGTATAGCCAGCGGCAAGCGTGGTGATGGTAGTCGCGTAGAGGAACGCTTCGTGGTTACTGATGGCCTGAATCAGCACCCAGGAATCGGTGATGTTGTCCTTCCCGGTGACGGTGAAGCGAATATCACCGTCAAATATCAGGCCGTAGTTCTGACCGTTCACCTGCCCTACCTGGTCTGGTGAAATCTCCCGGGCGACACCAACCTGGCTCGCATCAACATCCGGCGCAATACCGTCATACCCGGCAATGATGCGAATTTTTGCAAACTCCTGCCCCAGTATCTTGTTCGTGGTATCGGTCGAAAGGTTGTAAATTTTCACGTTCGCCACTCGCGGCCAGCGTGTATCTGCCCACTCGATCTGGAACGTGACCTTAAAATCAGACAGGGAAACGCCCTGCCCGTTCTGGTCCAACAGTTGCAGCTCAAAATGGCGCATCCAGTTAAGAGACATTTCTACTCCTGCACGAAAATGAGGTGGCTGTATATGCCGAGGTTGGTTTTGGTGGGCTCGTCCGGTGCGCCTACATCGCAGCCAACGAGCAGCGCCCCGTTAATACCTAGTTGAGGATATTGCTCAAGAAGATTTACACCGGTTACCAGCGGCACGCCAGAAAGAAGCGGTTCGCCACTGCTATCTTGTACATCCAGAATCCAGCCAGCAGAATCACGCCAAATGACTCTCAGCGTGTATGTTGTCTCTGCTAACTGAATGCGAAATAGCTGGTTATCCGGCGATAAAGGGATTTCAGTTACATTCATTGGATACCTATAGAGTTACCAAGACTGGTTCCTTTTAGTCCATCAAACCACCCTGTTGACTTAATTACCGATTCATTTACTGGGGTGGTGGATTTAGTCCCGGAATTCTGCACCGCAGATGTACTAACCCCGTCCTGCATATCCGACTTATCTGCGACCTGCTTTTTAAATGTCTGCGACATGATCACTTCACGCAGGGTAAGCGTGCAGTTCAGCACGTTCTCGCTGGTTTTATCGGTCGTCACCTCAATGGCACGCACCAGCATATTGGTGTACACCCTCTTCCCGGTAACCACATCGAACGGTACGCGCTCAAGCTGCATATCCAGCAGCTTTTGGTATGTCTCCTTTGGGCTAAGCCCAGCGCTAAGACCGATTGAAGATGTATCAATGAAGTCCAGCAACGAACCGCCACCAGCGAAGCCGCATTCCATTGTGACTTCGCTGGGACGTTTATATGCATGATCGGCGATGAAACCCGACGCGCTATTCGTTGTTGGCTTCTCCACCGGATGCTCAGTAATTTCGAGCGCATCAGAATGCTTTTCGGAGACGACCACGCTGGGAATTAATATGCCAATTCGCCGGGATTGCTGGCGAAAAATCGCTGATAAAATATCCATTATCTCGGTCCTGCGGGGAGTTGCTGGGTTAACTGTGAATTCACGCCCTTTTGACGGTCAACAGTCAAACGGGCAGCCTCGCGCGGATCGAAAACGCCGTGGATGTTAATATTCGTTTCCTGCTGAATCACCGGGGCGCTGGTGGGCATATTGCTCATTACTTTCGGAATGTAGTTGCGCGTTTCCTGCGGCATTAGCCCCATTCCATAACGCTTAACATTCCCGATCCCCCAGTTATATGATGCCAGTGCTTTGCTAAGGTCTCCGCCGTTCTGCCGCAACAGCTGGCTGAGGTACTTAGCGGCTGCCTGAGCTGACTTTTCCGGGTCGAATACATCATTCCCACGCAGGCCCATGTCGCGCGCCGTGCCATCCATAAACTGAAACAGTCCTTTCGCGCCTGCGCCGGACACAGCGAACTGGTTACCACCCGACTCGGTGATCGCCACGCTTTTCAACAAGCCAGCAGGCAGCTGATAAAGAGACTCCAGCTTATTGAACAATGGCCCCATCCAGTCGAGCAAAACCTTGCCCTGCGCTGTGGCTTGTGGGCGTTTAACTGATTGCGCCAACTTGGTGGGATCGCTCGGTATATTTGGAGAGATTTCAGCAGCACCTGCCGGTGAGAAAAGTAAATTACCGATTTTGGCAATCCCGTCTGAGATCTTTTCAAGATAACCATTAGCAGCCTGCTGTCGGTTTTTTATTTCATCTCTTTCATGCGGGGCAATTTCATTACTACGAACATGCTGTTCCACCCCAGGAATGTCAGGCTGAACATTATCGCCATAAACGACGCCATTGCTTTGCGCTTGACGAATAATCTTACCTGGGCCACCATGCAGCCAATCCATCCATGCAGGCCACTCCCGTACCTCGCTAACGTCTTTGCGCCCAAGATCGGTTTTGATGCCGATCGCTGCAAGAGCGTCGCCAACGTTCCTTTTTGCGTAATTCCACGACGATTGCGCACTGGCTTTTATGTTTTCACGATCTGAAACCACATAACCGGCATACAATCCCCATAATTTAAGCCAGGGGGGTATCGGAAGGCCGGATATTTTTGCGAACGCTCCTAGCACTTTTGTTACCCAAACCCCAGCAATGAAGGTAGCCAAAATTTCCAGCGAGTTCTGCCACCCACCGACAGAATCCTTCAGCCCAAGCAGCTTATCGCGCAGCCAGAGAATTGCCTTTTTCGCCTTTTCTATTGCTGGCTCCCACTTGCTCCAGTCAATCAGACTTTTACCGCCTTCTTTCCACGTCTGGTAATCGTCATAGAGTAATCCGATCGCCAGAATCAGCGTGGTGATAATTCCAATCGGGGATTTCAGGAACGCAGAATTAAGCAGACGCCATGCGACAAGTAGAGCACCGAATATTTTCAGCAGATTTTTACTGCCATCGTCAAGACGCTTCCACCAGTCAATGACAGAGCCAGCGCCCTGTATGAGCCGCCACGCCATTCGCGTGAAGGCGTTCGCAAGCCAGATCACGCCTTTTATAACTCTGGTCAGCGTATCTTCAATCTTCGAGAAGTTGTCGAGGATGCGCCGCCGCAGGCTGTCCAGCGAACCAGCAAGACCACCAGCGAGGTTTGAGCCGATCTTGTCCCGCATAATGCCGAACAGCGACGTAAGCCCGCGCATGGACGTCATGAATTTGTTGGACTGAACGGCTGCCTTATCAGCGTTGAACCCCGTCTTTTGCAGCATAGACTGGTAATCGGCGGTAAAGCCATTCATGCCGCGCCGCATCGCCATCAGCGTGTTTTCATCGATGCCGAGCATCTGCGCGTATTGCTTCGCGCGGTAATACGGCATGTTGTTGAGCTTTTGCCCAACGCCAGTAAAGATGGCCGCAGTATCACGCATCTTTCCGCTGGCATCACGGGTCTGGACACCCAGACGGTTCAGGAAGCCTTCCGCCCCCGGATTGCTACGCATGAAACCGGCCAGCCCTTCGAGGGAGGACATGGCCGACTCGGCGCTGGCACCCGTTTGCGATGCGGCATAGCCCAGCGCTTTGATGCCCTGGACGCTGGCCCCCGTCCGCTGGGATGCCCAGTAAATTTTATCCAGACCATTCGCGATCTGGGTGGTAAATCCGACAATGCTCAGCGCTGCGCCTTCCACCACCGCGCCGACCTTCAGAACGTTCGCGGTAACGCCTTTCAGCACGGCTTCAAACTTATTAGCGCCAGCCTGATCGATATCGAATCCCAGCGAAACAAGGAAATCTTTAATCGTATCTGCGTTACCGCTCATTGGCCGCTCTCCATTTATCTACCCGGGCGTCGTTATCCTCGCGCATGTCGAGGTAGTCATTGAGAAGCGCGATGCGGCAAAGGTCTACCGCACCGCTGTTAAGGTCTTTCTGGTCAATATGGAAGGCAAGCGCCGGACGAAGAATAAAATCTTCACCGCCCGGCAGGCTGTTGAAGGTTATTCCGCTGGCGGGGTGGGCGTCTCGCTGGTAGGGAGTCCTTGCAAAAAATTTCCCAGCGAGTCGGCGACCACCCGCGCCACCAGTTGCAGCATGGTAAGCAGGTCGATATCGTCAAACGCCATTTCGCCATGCTGGCAGACCGGCACCCAGCCTTTCATGTGCTCGCGTGAAACAACGGAAAGACAGGGGAACAGGATAGCGTCCACGTCGCCATCACTCAGATCGGACACAGCATTGGCAATCTTTGGCAGGATGGTAGCCATCGCGCCTTCGGTGTCTTTGCTGCTGATCTTCTCCTGAACGCTCCGGAAGTCCGAAACCATCCCGGCCAGAACCGGCAACAGCTTGCGGGACACCTTCAGCTGTTCGAAAACGCTGAGCTTTGCGGTGCGATATTTCACGCCTTTAATTTCGAATTCCATGCGTTAAAACTCCCCGAGAAGCTGGTCAATCTTGCCGCAGTCGAATACCCAGGCGACGGTTCCGCCCTCTTTAGCGTTATTGAAATCAGGCTGTTTCTGGAATGCACACGAACGCGCAGTAGAAATATCACCCGATGCCGTGTTGCGAATGACGATCACGTTATTTCCCCAGGTGGCAGAGGACTGGCTTTGCGCGTTATACGCCAGAGACAGCTTCTTGTTCACCGGGGAGGTTTTCAGCAGCGTCACCGTAATGGTGCCTGACTTATCGGCGTGCAGGCTGTGCATCACCTCGCCATCGGCACCGATGGTCATGGTGTTTTTGTTGCCGCCCATGGTCTGGGTGATACCTTCCTCAGAGTTCGCAGAACCCTGACCAAGATCGATAACTCCGGTCGGCCCGGTGAGCGACGCGGTTACATCGAGAAAAGAATAAGTTGCCATTTATCGCTCCTTAGCGAACCACGTTGATCTGCACATCGGCATAATGAACTGCGCCAGCCAGCTTACAGGCCACCTGGATTAACGGTGCTTTGCGAGCTTCTCGGTCGGCCTGCGCCTGTTCGGACAGAGGTTGCGCATACACGTAATAACCTTTAGTCAGCGTATCGCCGGAATTCAGTTGCCCGATAGGGCCACCATTCCACACGCCAGCCGCTACCAGACCATTCTTGACGGACTGATCCATGGACTGTTCAACGTTGGAAAGCAGACGGGTCACACCGGCATCAGTCTGCGGAATTTTGGTGGTGCTGGTGTAAAGCAGGTTATAGAGGTTGGTCTGAACGTAGTTCTGCAACCAGTCGAGACCATGGCGCTCGTCGAAGAAGTCGCCATTGGACATCACGCCTTCCTGAATGATGGCGGTATCGTTGGCGTAGCGCACAAACACGTTACAGTTCTTGGCCTTCAGCGTGTTGGCCTGCTGCGCAGTGATTGTCTCGGCGGTAATACCCGGCTCCTGCTTAAACTTCAGCGTGATAGTGGTGTTATTCCCCAGGAAATTCACGGTGAACGCACGTCCGAACGCTGAAGCAGCTGCATAAGGAACATTGCTGTACTGACAGAATGTACGACCGTAACCCGCCGCTTTCAGCTTGTAGGCAATATCCGTGGTACTGGTTGCATCCAGAACCGCCGATGCGGAAGTGGTTACACCATACACGCGGGAGTCACTTGCAGAGCCAATCAGCGCGGAAACATCGATATGGTCCTGATCTGTCATCGCCGTGTCGGCAATTACCAGGCCATACCAGTCGGCGGAGTAGTTCAGGGCGGTAGTGACCGACGGGAGAACTGAAGAGGACGCCGCCTGGCCGTTTACCACCGTGGGGTTGTGTGCTGAATCAATGCCCAGTAGTGGAGCCAGGTCAGTACCCGTTCCGTCCGCCGTTGGAATACCGATCGCTGACTTTGCGCCGGTCGTACCAGACGTAATGACAAACTGGCTGGAGCCAGGCACCCAGGAGACCGTAGCGCCGGTCAGTTTGGCGGTGATGGCAGTTGCCACGCCAGCCAGGTTGGAAGCGGCAGACAGGTTAATACCGGTGATCGTTGATACAGTGCCGTTGATTGATAGTTTCAGAGCGCCAGCTGTCACAGCGGTAAAGTTAGCCAGCGTCTGCTCTGAACTTGAAAGCACTGCCCCGATAAGCTTGCCAGCGGTGGCAGGTGTCGAGGTGCGGTCCAGTTTGCCGATATACAGATCACGCGGCTGCGGCGATTGCTGGAAATACAGGTTTGCTGCTTTGTATTCTTCGGCACTCGTGCCAAAGTCGGTGGCGACGCTTTCAATGTCCTGATAAAGGCGCATGACTTCTGGTGCCGTAATGACGGTTGAGGTGCCAAGCACCAGCAGCGCGCCAAAATTACGCCCGAGCGCCGCGCGAACGGCGAGCGTGACCTGCACGTTTACGACGCGCTGAACAGATAAGCCGTTAGGCATAGTTTATTCTCCAAAAAAGGTGACTGGCGCTTCCACCAGCGATTTAATACCGTACTCGCGCACAACCTTCCGGCGCAGGCGTACCGTCATATCGTAGCGGCGGACCCATTGCTGATTAATAAGTTCAGGGAAGGGAGTCAGACCTGTGTAATCGCCAAGAGACAGCCCCAGCGCATTCAGTGCTGCATTGTTCTGCGGCACAGATATACCGTCACGAAACCGGGACGCATACACCATCCCCGCCGGTCCATAAAACGAAGCCATACACTCAATCGTTTCATGCCGCCAGAGCTGAGAGCCATCATCGGTCTGTCTGGTGAATGCCGGACTGTCATCACCTGACCATCCGATAACCCCAAACGCACACCAGTTCGTTTCAACCGGTAGCAGTGGCGGCTGCTCTTTCTGCCAGCGCGGGCGAACCATCCCGGCAGACAGACCGGAAACGTTACGCATCCACTGGCTTAACAGCCTGTCGAGCGCTTCGTCATAATCCGGATCGCCACTGGTTGGTATTAACCATCCGCGCTCTGTACTGGTGTTATTGCTCAACCGGAGTTCCCCCATCAAACGGCATCAACTCACAATGCGCCTGAACGAATCCGGCCCCATAAGCTGTATACGGGTCGACGAAGGTCACACGATAATCACGGCCCTGATACGTCACGATATCGGCATCACGGCCAGTCTGTCCCTGCGTCAGTCGCTCAGTCGTCACAATCAGAATTGCACCGCTGATTACCTGCCCTGCCTGCATACGGCGGTTTTCCAGAGAGCGATCAACAGTTACGACTCCGGCAAACTGCTTTTTAACTTCACTGTCGCTGCCGATCCCGTCCTCATCCACCGTTTGCACTCGGCGTGTTACCCACAAATTGAAGTCGCAAAAATCGGGGTCAAAAAGCACATCTGTTACATCAAGAGTCGGCATCTTTATCCCTCACTACATGGGTAATAGCTCTGCGATATTGCCCGGTGTCAATTAATGGTTTCGCCAGATCGGTTCCGGGAGATTCGCCAGCAACACGCCGGGCAAGTTCCAGTGTTGCCCCCTTGCGCCCCCGACGAGCCCGGGCTTCAACAGTGCTGTCAGCAAGCGGCGTAAAGTCGGTAATAGTCATGTAACGCCTGACGCCATTAGCGGCCAGCGTTCCGGCACGGTTGAGTGCGCGTTCTGCTCCCGCAGCATTACCATCAAGAGCAGCCTGCGCCGCGGTTTTGAGCTGCGGCACCGTCTGCTCTTCTGCCGATTTAACGCCGGGGACCAGGTGAGGTCGTGGCGGGATGTTCTGCTCTGGTGAGCCGTATTCGTTGAGGTAACCGATGCCCGCATTACCAAACGGAACATCATCCCGCTCGCTGTCTTCCGAAGGGATGCCGACCAGCACATCTTTTTTGGTTAACGACCTGAGCGCATCCAGAATGGCCTTAGCGTTATCCACCCTCGTTGTTACACCGCTTTTGAAACTCATAGCTGGCGACCGCCTGCACCAAACATCGTGATCAACTGATAAAATTCAGCGCCATATCGGGTGTTATTCCAGAAGCCTGCGTCAGGGTTTAGCGTCGCGCTGGTGTCATAGCTGACGCTTACCTTGTCAACGGACTTGGAGGACTGAACACCATTGGTTGAGCCACCCGGGCCGCCGACGAGCATTGCCCGGCTATCTGCCGCCCAGAGCGTCATGTAGTGAGCCACGAACAACTCGACAAAGTACGGAAACAACTCTTTGCCGGTGACGTTTTCGCTCAGCAGCACATCAGCCAGATTCAGACGAAACTGGATTTGTGCTTCGGGATATTTGGCAGGGTCAGCAAACTGTGGAAAGTCGCGCCGAAAATCACTTACTGTTGGCAGGCTTTGATTCTTTGGCATCTTTCGCCCCATTACCGCCAGTCTGGGCGGCAGCAATCTGCGCTTGCAGGCTGTCGTTCTGCTCTTGCAGCTTGAGCAGCGCTTCTCGCAGATCGGCAATCAACTGATCTTTATCGATAATCTGCTTATCTTTGTCGGCAATCTGAGCTTGCAGGCTGTCGATAATGGGTTGCAGATCATCGGTGTCGCTAATCACGCTTTCGGAAAGCTCGGAGTGCGCCTGGGTGAACCAGTGCGACGCGACCTCTTCCGGTACGTTATGCCGTCCCCGGCCAAACTCCCTTTTTGACTGATCGCCGAGCGTCAGCGTAAACGGGGTGTGAACATGGATGGTAACCAGCTTTTCTTTCGCCATTTTCAGTTCCCTTCTGGCCCCTTTCGGGGCCGTTCTGGTTATCAGATACCGTCCACGTAGGACAGGGTTTCTTTGTACACTGGCTCAACCGCACCGAGCTTGCCGTAGTAGGTCGCAATCTGATACAGACCGCGATACTGGACAGGAACGCTCTGCAACGGCACCAGCGGATAGCGCACGTATTTCTTGTCGTTGGTGTAGGCGATCATACGGTCTTTACCGCCAACCCCACGCCCTTTCAGCCATTTGACCGCTTTGATTTCAAGCGGAACGCCGTTCTGGTGGAAAGCGATAGTGTTCACAGCCAGATAGGTCAGCAGTGACTGGTTACCCGCTTCGGAAACCTTACGGCTCGCCAGCAGTGAATACTGCTCTGGCGGAATGCGCAGATCAGAAGGCACGATGGAATAACCGGATGCTGCCCAGGCATTAGACAGAATGCTGTTCACGCTATCGAGGATCTCGTCGTTGGTTGAGTTCGCCCAGGTCTTCGGCGCGTTGTTCAGCGTCACACCGACGAGGTTTGCCAGACCTTTCAGGCCGAGTGCGTCATCACCGATGTAAACCTGCTCGTCGTTGTCCATCTGCCATTTGAGCTGCATCCCGTCGTACTTCTGGGTATCAATCGGGCGGCCTACCTGCTGAGCAGCTGCCAGCTCTACAACGGTCCAGCCCAGTTCCATACCCCAGAGGTTCAGTGGATTGCCGTCTTTGCTGATATCCACGTTCACGCCAGCAATAGCGGTGGAGTCTTTGCCTACCCAGTTTTTACCATTCGGATTTGCACCAGTACCCGCAGCGGCGAAGCTGGTATTCGTCCAGCTGGAAATGTCATCTGCGATAGACACGTCTTCACGCAGTTGAATATCTCGGGTCCAGGTGTACCCCACCAGAGGCAGGTTCAGCGTCTGGTCGAGTCGCTCCAGCTCCCCGATGAGAAAGGCACCGGAGCTATCTACGGTTGCCTGATCAAAAGTAATCATTTGTCTGTTCCTTAAATCTTCCAGGAGATTTCTACATTGCCGTTAGCGTCACCGGCCCCTGTGAATTCGGCGTTGGTCAGCGCCACGTTTTTGCCACTGACGGACGTGGACATGAAGCCGCCCAGCGGCACTTTTATGGATTCATCAGTGGAGACGACAACGTATACCGGGTCGCCTTTTTTGATGGTGCTGGCATCAAAATCAGAACCGAGATTAACGGTCATGTAGCCACGCTTCATGGCGTCACCCGGGAAGTTCTTATCCGTCCCCACCTGGCGAACCATGTCTGGCTGCGATGTGGTCGGATACGGACGAACGTAGATCCCCTTCACCTTGTCGGCGGTGTCACCGTCCGCCAGCGGCACGAAAAAGCCGTCAGCGTCATATTTGCCAGCCAGACCATAGGCAGCGAAGGCGTTAGCGGATTTAAGGATCACCGGTTCGACGGTTAAGTCCTGCGGGCGAGAGATAGCCCCGGCAATGCCAACAGGCATCCGGTACAGATATGCAGTCATTGGATTATCCTTTGCGGTTAGACCAGAAGTCGGCGTTTTGTTTGTTCAGGGAAGCGATGCTGGTCATGCCCATATTTGGACGTTGTGCATCGCCCGTGGTGCTGCGGGTGTTTCGCCCTTTGGCAATCTCTGACACGGCGTTAAACGCCATATCTACCGATTGCTTGGGCAATTTGCGGATATCCGCATCACCGACAACCTGGCGAACCAGTGTTTTGTCAGCGGCAGCCAGCACATCACGTTTGAACGCGGTCGGTTTCACCTTACGGCTCAGATCGATACCCGGGACGATAACCTCGGCACGATAGGCAGAGTCACCGGTAATCGTGGTTTCCTCTTCGTCGTCCTCGCCGTCGCCGGTCGGATCTTTTTTGTCTTTTTCGTCAGGCTTATTGTCGTTATCGCCCGTCGCAGTTCCTTCGAGCTTAGCCAGCAGGGCTTTGAGCAAGGTTTTGATATCGTCCTCGCCGTCGCCGGTTGGATCTCCGCCCATTTCCGGCTTTTTGTCCGGCAATGGTTGCTGCGGTGAAAGGTTAATGTTGAGGTTAACGCCGCTCGGCAGATCCCCTTCGTCACCCGTTACCGCCGCTGGCGCAGAGTCCAGCAGTTCGTTCATGGTGTCAGCGTCACCCGTTTTGATGGCCGTGCGCATGCGGGTCCACCAGCTTTTCTTTTGATTTGCCATTGTGTCTCTGTCTCCAATTGCACAACGATTTCCGGCTCTGCCTTTAGGGACAAGAGCCACATGGTTTCCGGTAATATCGACCTGCTCGGCTTTACCTGGCTCGGTCTGCTCGTACTCCGCGTCATAGCCGCACGACACTTCGCGCAGACCATCTTCGATAAGCTGAATGGCGCTTTCGTCTTTGACGATAAGGTCTGCCAGCATCAAATCAGACTGGTCACCAGTCCCGCGCCGAACGTTCTGAAGATGCCCGACCGCAAGCTCTTTCCAGTTCTCGGGATTTACCAGCCGCACATTCCCGTTTTCATCTTCAGGATGCAGGATCGTGATGCTCATCCCTTCGAATGAGGCGAGCGTGGCCGGATGGAGTACCTGCTCAGGAGAACGCGTTACGACTATCTCACCGAGCTTGTCGGGTTTGAGGTTTGGCAGATCGGCAGCGCCGTAGAGCTGCTTACCCGTTCGACCTATCGGCACGTCTTTACACAACAGCGAGCCGTCAGCCAGCTGATAGCGGGTTTCCCCCAGCCGGGTATTGAAAAAATATTTCATGGTTTACCTGCGATTCAGGCGAGATAAGAATGAGGGTTGGGGAAGACGATTTCTTTGTAACAGCGGCAGTTCGGCAGCTCACCAGCGTGACCGGTCATACCGTCAAGCGTTGGAGGTCGGCCCCATTCGACAAACTTACCTTCCATCTCCCGATGAGAATGCCGGACGTCGCCATCTTCGGCTGTACGCCAGATATAACCATTCGAGCCGATTGACAGCGCACGCGCCTGATCCAATGCACCGGTTGCGCGCCCAAGCTCAGTCCGGGCGATAAGGTTCGCTCGTGAGCGTGACACGTCACCGGAAGCAGCTATCTCTTTCGCGAATGGCTCAGCGCGGCCACCAGTTACTACAGCCTCGATGGCCTTGTTCTGAATGTCATACACCCGATCGGCGGCCTCAAGAGGCAGAGATTTGATGTACTTAATTTGCTCGGCGACGATGGATTTCATCACCTGGCCTACCGGGGCGCGGTCGACCATGTTGCGTAGTTCTGCGCTGATGTTCCGACTGTGCTGACGCCACTGCTTTTCATTCTGGCGCGCAATGTCGGCGGTGAAGCTCTCAGCAACCTTAGTCGCCCAGGGGGTGATGATTTCGCTGTAGCGCTCCAGCGCATCCATTATTTCGGTGACGCTATCGTTTGAACCATCGTAGCGACCATTTACGATATCCCCGACCGCCCGCGCTATCTGCCGTAGACTCGTTCGATATCGGATCTCCGCCTGGCGGCTCTGGCGGTTTGTCGCCAAGTTCGCCGATGCCTGGCGGCGCTTCGTCTTCGGCATTCTCGATATCCTCGTCGGTAATGGATGCCCCGATGCCGGTGACGTCAGAGTTTTCGCGCAGGTCGGTCATCGCCGCCTTACGCGTCATCAATCCGTCGCCCAGCGCGGTACTGATCGCGTTGGTGGTGTTTACGGCCACCGTTGATCGGTCAACGTCTGACATTTGCCATAGCGGGTTAAACTCAAACGTGAAATCGTCCGGCAGCGGCTTTCCGAGTTCCGAGCGGTGCATAATGTCCAGTATCCGGCGCATCGGCAGCCGTAAGCGGCGCTCCTGCAATGAGCTCACCCGGTCGTAATAGTTGGCGAGGTCTGCATCACCAGTAGAGAAGCCTTTCGGGGATTGACCGAACAGGCGTACCAGCGGGATACCAACGGCACCGCTGATCTGCTCAGCAAACTGCGAAAGAATGTCATCCAGACCACTAAAGCTGTACTGGTGGGTTTCGAACTTATCCCGCGAGTCCATGAGCGTCATACCTTCATTGCTCTGGAACTGGCGGATCAGGTCGATGTTCTTCAGCAACGCTTCGAACGCCGGGCCTCCAAGCGCGATAAGCTCGCGCAACTTCTCCACGCTATAGGTACGCAGATGCGCTTTATAGACCAGCTGCGCCGCGCCGACAGTAGCGCTATCGAACGCAGTAAGCCGATCCCAGATACGCTCTACAACCGACATTCCCCATTCGTTTTCGGTCATCTTCTGCTGGAATGGCAGCGTCACCCCGTCGAAGCGAATCAGGCGGCTGTGATGGATGCGCCAGGCCGGGATGCCCGTTGCAGTGGTCACCACGTCGTAAAACTCAGGCTTGCCGAGGTCCGGCCCCATATCTTTAATGCGGCGGGTCAGCACCGGGTTAATCATCCAGCGGTCGAGCGGGAGAATGCCCTTAAACTTGCCTTCTCCAATGGTTTCGAGCCGCAACGGGGTCATTGGTGCCTGCCCCTCAATCATGATGAAGCCCACCGCGCCGCCGTAGAGACGCGACCATTTCAGCACGTCGTTCAGCGCATCCCAGATCTGCAACTCATCCAGCTGCGCTTCCAGGGTGCCACGGTCTTTGGCGTCAATCTCCGAAGTGATGCGAATGCCTTTCCGGGTCATATCGTCCGGGATAGCGTCGACCGCTTCGCCGATAACCCACGATCCGCGATATGACCATTCCACCAGCATGCGGTTGCGGCTGGTGAAGTTCGCCCGGTAGGTCGATGCTGAATGCTGGTTAGGCGTCTGCATCCCCACGCGGGCGACAAAGTTTTCATAGCCATCAGCGGTGGCCTGCGCCGTTCGCTGAGAGGCTTGCTTGTTTCGTGCCATCAGGCCTGTCTCCCTAGCAGCTCCCAGATGTTCAGGGCTGAATTCATTGGCGCGTAGCTGATCATCACCGAGTCGGCGAGGTTCGGCGACTTGGTGCCGTCAGGCTGTTTATCAACAACGATTTTCCCCACACCGTTAATGGAATAGGTCGGTTGCGACAGCTCGATGATGAGTTTGTCTTTGCTCGCCATGGCGCTGCTGATTGAGATAATTTCGTCCGGGTTGTAGGCCATTCCCTCAACCACGGCGCGCCAGGTGTTCTGGAAAAGCTTGCGTAATTGCCACCAGCTCTGGGCCTTGGCGTTAGCAAAGAAGTCCTTGTTCAGGCGGGCGGCCTGTCCGTTGTCGCCGCGCACCGCTTCGTCGTCCGGATCAAACACCGCGCCGCTACCGCGAAACGGTGTGGCGAGTATTGACGGTCGGCGCGCAGCGTTACGCAGTTCGTTGATGGCGCGTGCATCGCCGCGAACGCCAGCGCCCAGGCCGTCCTCGTCGAAGCGAAATTCTTCGAGGTTGTCCTGTTCGCAAAAGCCGAAGACCTTCTCAACGGACTGGTAAATGTCGCTGCCCACGCCGGACCATTCCCGCACGTTCTCCAGGAGGAAGCCGTGACGGGTCGAAAAGGCGTTTTTGTCCCGGCCTTCGTCGGCGACGTCCATCGCGCCCAGTCGCTTGCCCGTTGGCTGAATACCAAGTTTGATATGCGCGTCGACGGCAGCCTGTACCCAGTCGGACGGGATCAGGACGCCTTCCGCAGATGCGCTGTAGTTCAGGTCAAGTTCCTGCGCCACCACCACCGGATTGTCGATTTTCTCGCACTCCCTGCGATACCACTCTTCATCCTTGCGAGGATCATCCCGCCAGTGGAATGTGAATACCGGTATCTTCCCGCCGTGACGCTTCTGCGCGAACGGGTTCGCCATGCCATTAACCGAGCTCAGGTCAATACGGCAACGGGTGGTTTGCGACAGCGCCGCATCAATCAACAGAGGACGCTGGAGGAATGCAGCTTCATCCACCAGGTAGAGCGTGGTACGGTCACCACGTCCGATATTGTCGCCAGCCTCGCCTTTGATAACCGCGCCAGTATCTGGAAACTCAACGCGCATATACGGCGCATGCTTCTTCTCGTCCCACGAACCACGAAACTCGATGGGCAGTGTTTCCACGAACTTTCGCGCCTTCCAGAACAGCGCCTTCGGGTCACCGGTGCTGTCGACGTATTCCTCTTTACGGGAGCCGAAACCGATAACCATTTCTTTGTTGAAGAGACAAAGCGAGCAGGCCAGCCCGATCGCGGTCCAACTGAGCCCCATTTCGCGGCTCTTTTCGGTGATGCCGTTCTCCAGTCGTTCGCGCCGCTCCATGATCCAGTGAATCCACTCTTCCTGTTTCGGGAACAGCAGAAAAGGGATGGTGACCGGCAGGCCATAATCGATGTTACGCGGGTCAGTAGTCATACCCCAGTCGATGATGAACTGTGCCGGGTTGGTGCGATAAAACTGCTTTAGCGCTGGCAGCATTTCAGGGTTCTGGCGAATGCGCTGTAAGCGCTCCATCCGCCATTCAAAAACCATCTGGTAATCAGGGTTTCTGAAATCGAATTCAAACGGGAGAGGCATGATCACCCCATCATCTTGCGGTAAATCTCTGCGGCCTGATCTGCGGTGAGGTTGGTCGTCTCGGTCTTGATCGGGCCGCCATCCTTGCCAGTGCTCTCAACCTTCAGCTTATTGGTGTAAGCGTCGCCAACCTCTTTCGCGGCCTGTTCGATAAGCTGCGCCGTCAGGGAGAAGTTTTTCATCCCCTCGGTTTTGGTTGCCATGCGGTCAAGCACGCGGAGGCGATAGGATTTGTTCGCTATCGGAATGTCGCTGGTTTCGGTCAGGAACCGTTCGCGCGTCGCGTGGAACATCTCGATCCACTTTTTGGCGAGCGTCTTACCGCTGGCCTTCGTGGGGTCGTGAGATTCAGCCTGCTGGCGGGTAATCTTGATCCCGAATTCTTTTTGGACAGCCTCGACCACCTGCGATGGCGTGTCATAGCACGCAAGCGACTGAATGATGAAGGCTTTCACATCAGGTTTTAATGCAGCCATAAATCACCATTCGTCTTATACAGTCCAGTATTTAAGCCAGTCGCAGCATGCACGTCCCGCACGCTCTGGCAATATCGAGATGAGCAACCTCCGCTGGCTGATTCGCCGCATCAATCATTTCCTGCACGTCCCGGCTTGCACCGTAACGGCGAACCACGCCCACAAACTCTTCCACGTCATGGCCGCGCAGCTTCAGCTTTGGCTGCCCTTCCTGCGTGAACTTCGGCGCGCCAAATTCATCTGTCGCCTGGCAGATGTGATAAAGCTCGTGCTCTATCAGCGCACAGAATTCCAGATCGGAACATTGCGAGCAGTAATCAGCGGCCAGCGTGATGATGAACTGCGGCACCCTGCCGAACCATTCATACATCTGCTGCTCCATCCGCGCTTTCTGCCAGCCTCCAGCCCGCATTGCCACTTCTTCCGCCTGCCCCAGCACGGAACGCCCTTTCTTCTCGAAAGCGTTAGACGCCCAGAGAAAGCACAGATCCGCTTCAAGCAAATGCTGGTGGTCATGGTTGTAGAGGTCACCCTCATCGCTCAGGATGTGCTGATTCAGCCACTCGCCAACGTCATTAGCGGGCATAATGCTGATGTACGGCTTCGGGTCAGGTGGCATCGTAAAATGCGCTGGTGGGTGTGGTCTGTTCATGAATAATTCCAGTGCTCCATTATCGAAGCCCCTCAATGAAGGGCTTCTGTAATGCCGCGATCAGCCAATAAGTAATTCCGGCTGCGTTACCTGCATGATGTGCTCATGTTCGAGCTCCAGGACGCGCTTCTCTTTCTTCCGCTCGTTCATCAAACGGCTTCCGATCGTGCCTTTCAGCTTTGAGCGCGTTTCTTTGATGGCGTAGCGATGCTGCAATTCTTCACCCATCGCCATGCGCCGGTTTAGCTGCTCGGCCATCCAGTTGAAGGCATTGATGTAACACTCCTTCACTGCGGCAGCTGTTTTGCCAGTGAATCCCATCACTAGCATCATGCATCCGTCGCGGGTGATGTTATACATAGGCTGAACATCGCCATTTTTATCAATGAAATCAATGGGCGCAAAATTGCGCTGGGTGAAGTCATCGGAGCATTTCAGGTTACGTATGGCACGCAAAACGTCTTTGTGTCGCTTGCCAAAGTAATCCGCCACCTTGAGTGATGTGGTGATTATCTTGTTGTCGAGGGTCGTGACCATTTCGCGGAAGTCGAAGGCCGGAATAACTGACGGATTATTCATAGCGTCTTTACCTTTTAGAAAGTGAGCCTGTCTCACAGAAAAGCCGCCCGAGAGAGGTCGCCACCTATAACGGCATTTCTCAGGCTCGCTTACTGAAAGGCTCTCGTTAATATGCGCGTGAGATGCGCGTTTACTGCGGACATAAAAAAGCCCCGCATCGCGAGGCTCATTAAATTGACTTTGTGATTTGCAAAAAAATTATTTCAGGCATTGCGTCCTGATGTATTCCTGCAGGTAGTTAACCTGCGCGGTTATCCTGTCGATTCCACTTCGGAGACGGTAATAATTGAGTTCAGCATCTGCTGTAAGTCTTGGGCTTTCTCCATCGCCCATGCTGCTGGCTCCGGTCGTTGACTTTGCACAGGTGGCGGCGACTTGCAGCCGCTTACGGCCAGCAATGACATCGCTATGCAGACGCTCAATGGTTTCTTTCGCATCAGCCAGTTCTCCGGTGTATTTGGCATCCAGTGCAGCGACATCACGCTGGCGGGTCTGCATGTCTTTAATGGTGGCGGTCGCCAGGAGGAGTTTCTCAGTGGCCTTATCGCGCTGGTCTCTGTAAGTGATGGCGTTGTCGCGGTAGTGGTTCACGAAGAAAGCCAGTGCGCCGATTAACGCCAGCACCAGCAACTGCAGCCAGTAACGCTTAACCAGTGCGCTAATCATGACAGGAACAGAGCTCGCTCTGCCTCCCGCCGACGTGTCAGCCCATTCAGCACCTTCCCACCAGCTTTATTCCAGCGCAGGAACTCATCGGCTGCACCAGCGTAATCTCCGGCGTTGAGTTTTCGCAGGAGAGTCGATGTCGACAATGACCGCGCACCGAGGTTATACGTGAACGACACCAGGGCATCGAACTGGCCTTGTGTCAGCTTCACCCTGACAACTTTCAGCACGTCATTCTCATAACCAACAAGCCCTGTTTTCAGAAGCCTGTCAGCGGTTTGCTGGTCGATAGTCATACCGCGCTTTACTGGCTTTCCGTCAACCGGATGGGTCCAGCCATAGCCGATGGTCCACGGCGCATCTCCCGTTCCGGGGTCGGGGTAAGCAGTCAGCCGACAACCTTCAAATTTTTTTATCAGAGCAATTCCGTCAGGACTGGTTTGCATCGTCAACTCCCGCCTTTTTTGCTGCAAGTTTTTTAATCAGATTGCCGATCGAATCGGTGCCGATGTATCCAATAAAGACGCTGGCTATGTAGGCGAGGTTGCTGCTCAGGCCGATAAAGTCCAGAAGGTCACGAACGAACCAGGCAATCATCGCGCACATCAGCGCATCAATTAGCGTTTTTGTTACCGCGCCGCCGTTATAGCGACCACGCAGATACGCCATGATAAAAGCCAGCATTGCACCAATACCCTGCTCCTTGGCGGCAAGTAGCGCAGCGATGAAATCTTGTTTGTATGGCATTTTCATAGGCCTCACCTCCGATTTTCCGGATGGTGCTGTGTGTGTTTGTAGGGGAAAGGCCGTCAGACTCTGATTGCTACATGGCATCTGAAAATGATATCTGCGGCCTGCAATAAAAAAGCCCACGGCGCGGTGGGCAATAGAGGGTAGTGCGTTGAGCTTTTGCTCTTATGGTCCTGGTAGGTATTTGGCGGGACAGGAAGGATTCGAACCTTCGACCAATCGGTTAACAGCCGATCTCACAACCTCTGTGCTTCTGACCCTGAATGCAAAAAGCCCCTGCATTTCTGCAAGGGCTTAAATGTGGTTCACACCGCTCCGCGCAAGGCATCTCCGCTGGTGGGTAAGCTCTTTCGCCTTTGACGTCCGAGCATATCTGAATTATGCAGTTTCAAAACTCGTTTTCAAGTCTTTTTCGCAAGTTTTTGCATTTTCGAAGCCAAATTCATCTTTTAACGTGAAGAAGACAGCAGAATTAAACAACTCAATACACCAGCGCACGCGGTCAATACATTGCTTTTCGGTCAGAAACGGCGCGTAGTAATATTGCATCCACCGTGCCATGTCATTAATGGTTTTCCTCCAGGTGTAATAGTCCTTCCCTATCTCATACACGGGATTCCCCGGCTTGAAGGACTTCAGGATGATAGCCTCCATGAATGCAGCTTCCTCTTGATCCCCGGCGTTGCCGATCAGGTCAGAAAGTGATTTCTTCGGCCAGATGATGGCTTTAGCCTGCTCAAACAACGCATCTCCGGTATAGCCAATTTTACGCAGACCAGACAGTACGGTAGCGATCCGCTCCTGCTGTTCGCCAGTCCAGCCGGTCAATATCATTGACCACATACCACCGCCACCTGAAAGGTGTTCTATTCCGCTGCCTCCATACATGCCGCCCCAGTTGTTCAGCAACGAACGAACCCAACGGCTTTGCGATGGTGTCAGTCGGCGGTATTTCCCCAGGTAAGATCTGCGTGGTGCTGCTGCCAGCGTCACCCAGGCGTTTTGCGGGTTGGTACGCTCAACAGACGCTTTCTGGTAATTGTTAATATCGGTGCGTGTCATTGTCCGTTCTCCCGAATGATGATCTGGCCTTTCTCGCCCCATAGCTTTGTAATGCGACAATCCCAGACACTGGAATCATCATCAAACAGGGCATCCATCAGTGCTTTAAGCATGTTGTCGCAGTCTGGTTTTGACTGGTGCGGCTTGCCGTTGAGCTGTTCACGCTTCTTTTTGCTCCAGCTCGGAGGCATTGGCATAACGAAGGTGATATGCGCGCCGGACTCAGGGAGATTGATTTTGCGCAGACGTGCTTCATCGCAGAATGCGCGGTAACGCATGACCGCAGGCCGTGTTTTCCATTTGTCGGCGCGGGTCATACGGGGCTTGCCGATCGGCGTGATGTCGTAAATTTTCATGCTGGCACCACCAGCCCAAGGCGGGCTATCTGGATAACGGTCAGAACGATAGCGCGGTCCATCAGCTGGCGGCGTTCGTCTCGCGATAGCTTGCTGCCGTTGTCGATGCTGTCGTGGCAGCAAACGCAGATCGCCGCCGTGGCGCAATCATCGGCTTTCAGGCCCATGCCTTTGCCTTCATTGCGATGCGCTACCTGTGTCCCCCACGAACCGCATAACACGCACTGCTCGATCTGCCCGACAGCGGCGAGCCATTTTTTGCTGCGGTAGGTTTTCTGACTGGGGTTATTTCGCATTGCTGTTCCCCCAGCGCTTTGCCCACTCGATTTCATTGCGGGATTGTTCGCTGAATGTGACGCCCTGCTGGGTGCCGAACCAGTAAATCGCCTCGATGACCTCTACCATCTGGGGAATGGTCATTTTGCTGGTGCGCTGGCCGAACATCACGACGCCGCCATCAAGCCCGGGGGCCATTCGCTGTTCCTGCTTTTTGGTCTTCGCCACCAGCGCGGTGATGAGGTCTTTCCAGTCGTCGGAATCGTATTTATTGCCGAACCAGAGAACCTGGTCGGAAAGATCTTTCAGTAGCGGCCACATCTTGCGATTTTGAATAGCGGTGCGCGTCGACTCTTTGACGTCGAGTATCAGCGGGCGCTTACTGTCGACTGGCAACTGACGAATGTAGTTGATAGCGTTCTGCTTAACGCTTTCGTTAACGAGGTGGAATTGTTGGCTCACGCGTCACCCCCGAAGAGGTTAAGCGACAGATACGACAAATCGCTGACGTCGGATAACGTCAGGCGAATGTGTTTAAGCTGGTGGTGCTGCGCCATGGTGTTCTCCGTGGCGCGAATGTCCGGGTGTCAGTTGTTCAGGCTGACAGGGATATTATGGATGGGCATTGTGGCAAAAGCAATTTAACGCCGACAAAAAAAGCCTCCGAAGAGGCTTGTATGTTATTGATTACATTGTGACATGTCACAATGCTAATTTAGTTTCATGCCAGCCACGCGTAACCCAGCATTTCGAATCACCGTCGCACGGACACGACTTAACCGGCAGCGCATCTCCGCATTTACCGCAGCGGTTCGCGCTGATTGACTTAATGCGACCACGAACGCGGGCATCGTCCTGGCGGATCAGCATCGCGACGTATTCGCTCATTTCATACGGCGCTCGCCCCGGGCGGCGTGATGCACAATTGCGCTCCAGCATCTCCAGTTCCTGCGTATCAAGCATGAGCTCAAATTTACGACCACCAGCAGCAGCTTGCCGGGCTCGCTGGGCGGCTTTGCGTTCAGCGGCAGATTTAGCCATGACCGGACTCCTGAATAGCGGCACGACAGGCTTGTTCAACATGTGTGCGTACCATTTCCCGGCAATCTTCCGCATTGTCGGCATAAGTTGCCATAATTCCATTTACTGCTGCGCTGATCACAGAATCAGGCACTGTCTGCGGCGCTGGCTTAAGATGCTGGCGCGGCTCTCCGTCCTTCGGCTCCGGCCACTGGCGCGCCATGTTCACTTTCAGCTTTTCTTCCATCGCAGCTGTGATTTCACCGTCACTGATACCGGCGCGCCGCTGGGCGTCCCATAACAGGAACTGCATGTCAGCCCACTCGCTGAGGTCGTCAGGTTCTGCGGCAGCTTCCAGCGCCTCTTTCGACAGGTGTTTAAGCGGGCCAACGGGACCAACATCGCCGAAAGTCTTATCTGACCATTCAGCGTGTTCACGGCGAACCTGTTCGCGCTTACTTACAGGTTGGCTACCCTGAAGCATGGCTGCGCGGCAGGCTTCGTCAATGCGGCATTGAATGCGGGATAGCAACTGGATATCACCGCCAAAAAACTCATCGCGGCGATTCACATCGCACATAACCATCTTTGCCGTATCAAGTGCGATTGTGTCGAAATGCTGAGTTATTGCCACCACTGGCTGCGGTAACTGTGGTGCTGCGTAGAGGGGAGTTTCGACTTTACAGCAAATGGCGAATATCTTGTCGTCACAGCACTCTTCCCGCGTCACAACCTGCCCGCTGTGATGCATATACGCCACAGCCTCCGCTTCGAGCGATGCCAGCGCAATCCGTGCCAGTTCCATTTGTTCACCACGGGTAAGCCCGTTTTCAAGCGGATTTTTAATGAACAATTCAATACGTTCTTTGGTAATAGTGCTCATGGGTTAGTCCTCACCTTTCTGTTGCACTACCGGAACCGATAAATCGACGCACCAGGAGATAACGCCGAATTGATCATCGTTCTGCGCTTCACCACAAACGTAATATTTTGATCCTGGCCGACCCATTGCCGGGTCAAATACTTCTATGCCGCGTTCTGCCGTTAACGACATCAGAATCTGATGCAGGCCGCCTTTGATGTTCAGTGACGGAACGGTCAGGAAGTAAATAAACCCGTAAAGCAATTCGGCCTTGCGCTGGCTTCCGTAAAAATACGGGATTTTGTAATAATCCAGCGCGTCGTCGAGCCAGTCTGTTTTGTCGTGGAATTTCTGATGCCAGCGTTCCACTACCTCATCGACAGGTTGACCGGCAACCATTGCAACGCAGGTAGCCATGCAGGTGTTAAATGTTGGCTGCATTTGATGTTGAAGCATCACTCCCCCTTACCGATGCCAGCGGCGCGTGGCACATTAACTTCCACGATGCGCACTGTTGGTTTGTACATCTCAATCGCTGTCAGCCAGTCAGCTCCTGTCATGCGCTTTTCCGCATCGCCATTAGTCCACTGAACCGGTACACCAATAGCCTTCATCGCGATTTCTATTTCCCCGGCAATGGCGCTTTTTCCGCAACCAGTAAAACCAGAAACAACGACAAGAACTTCACCTTTGGCTGGTTTTATTTCCCGTGCTTCCAGTTCTGCAATGCGCTTACTTCCATCCGCGATTACTCCCTCGTAATATTCACGCTGCTCGTTGAGTTTTGATTTTGCTGCTTCAAGCTCAACACGCAGCTTCCCTACCGTAAGAGCAATATCCTCGTTCTCCTGGTCGCGTGATTTGATGTATTGCTGGTTTCTTTCCCGTTCATCCAGTAGTGCCAGCACGGTTTCTGGTCCGGCCAGAAATTTGAAGGCGTTGAGGGCATCAATATCAACACCGCTATCTTTAAGTTCCTGTTCGCTTATCAGAGCATCATCAACTGGCAACATTAACAGGCGTTCCATTGCCGGAATTGCACGCTCTGCCGCCTCACGCAGTGCCTGATAGTCAATCTTGCTCACTGGTTGCCTCCTTTGCGAAGCTGGGCGGCGAAATATTCCGCTCTTTTTACGCATTCTTCATAAGCCGCTGCATCAGCAACATCCTCATCAATGAGAGTAAAATCGCGCTCACCTCTACACCACTGTTCAAACATCTCCACGCCCTGCGCCCGTACTTCAGCCAGGAAAACATCGGTGGCTGGTGTTTTGGCATTCTCCAACGATGCTATTGAATCCTGAGCATCACAAAGCCGTAATAGCGCGTCCATTTGCTCGCCGTCAGCGTCATAGCTGAATAGGGCATAGTCATCATGGTGTGCTTCCATATCTTCTGAGGCATGCAGTATTCCAGCCTTCAGCCCCGCATTCTCCGCTGCCAGCGCATTAGCACGCACCAATTGCACTTCCAGTTGCGTTGCCAAATCGCTGATCAGCTTTGCCACACTGCGCATATCAACGGCACCACATTCTGCTTTCAGTTCCGAAGCCAACGCATGCCCGGCAGCTACGAGTTCTTTGGTTTTGTTGGTCATGCCGCGTTCTCCTGATGAATGATTTCCAGATCCAGCTTTTGAGCCAGAGCGTGTTCCGCTTTTGCGCCTGCTGATTTCTGCCAGCCGGACAGCAGGAAAATGCCGTCAGCGCAGCGGAGCATAGCGAGACAAATATCCATGTACTCTGGCTGGCTCAGGCCATCGGGAAGCGTCGCAGGGTTTAACACCACATGGCCTTCCGACGACAGGCGCATAGCCTCAAAATGGAACGCAGGGCGGTTAAATTTCGGGATGCCGGTCATTGGCCCAGCAATGTAAATTTTCATCAAAATTCCCTCTTTTTGTTGGGTCTGGCATCATTCGCGCGGCGTTTCTGCTCAGCAGCAGCCTGGTCACAGTCGTAGATCGCACCGTTGCGCTGGTCGCAATACACAACGCCGGTCGGGCCGTGGCGGTTCAGGCGCAACAGCAATTCGGTAGCCGCCTGATCTGCGTTTTCGTCGTATGCGCCTTCGCGGTAGATGCCGATCCAGTAATCACAATCCTGCTCAATCTGCCCGGTGTCGCGGGAATCACTCGGCATCGGGCGTTTGTTAGTGCGCTTCTCCAGATCACGGTTCAGCTGGGTAAGCAGCACCACGATGCAGTTCAGTTCCTTCGCCAGGTTCTTCAGCCCCTTCGTGATAATCCCGTAGGCCAGGTCGTTACGGTCAGCCTTGTCGGCGGTCATCAGGGTCAGATAGTCCACCAGCACCATGCCGACAGCGCCGCGTTCGCGTTTGATGCGACGTGACTCTGCGACGATATGCGCCAGCGTGATCCCGGGCGTGTCGTCGACGTACAGGTTTCCGTTCTGGGCCAGCCGTCCAGCGGCAGCAAAGGCCATTGCGACTTTTGTGTCGTCGTACCGATCGCCATAAAACACATCGGTATTTACGCGGCTCACCTGCCCCACCATGCGCTCCACAATCTGCTTATCCGGCATTTCGAGGCTAAACATCAGCGCGGGGAGCTGCTCAACTTCGGCACAGTTGACGGCCAGCTGGCTATACAGCGTGGTTTTACCCATCTTCGGACGTGCGCCGATCACCATCAGAGCGCCTTTAACCAGTCCTTTCGGTTGCAGCAGGTCATCCAGCGAGCCAATCCCCGTCGACAGTCCACGCGTTGCGTCTGAGTCGCTCCAGCGCGCTTCCACCTCGTCCACCCAGTCGCCCATCACTTCCGAAAACTCGCGGAGCCCCCGGCGGTTACCGGTTTTCGCGTAGTCAGCGATATCAGTGAACAGGGTCTGAATAGCGTCAAACTTCTGGCTGGTGGTCATCCCGTTGCGGGAATACAGCAGCTCGGTGGCGCTGTTCAGCTTGTCAATGCCGTAACGCTCCATGGCTTTCTCGCGCACCAGCATGGCGTAGTGAACGATGTTCGCCGCGCTGGGAGTGTTTTTGGATATCTCGGCCATGTAAGCGAAGCCACCAGCCTGCTCGCCAAGCCCTTTAGATTCCAGCGACTCAATCAGGGTGATCAGGTCGATAGGCTTCTGGTTGGCTGCCAGCTCCCGCATCTCGGCGAAAATCACCTGGTGGGGGCGGATGTAGAACGATTCTGGTTTGAGCATCGACATGGCGGTCTGGCAGCGATCGCTACCGCTATCCAGCATCATGCCGCCCAGCACACTTTGTTCGGCTTCGATGTTCTGCGGGATCATGTTCATGTCGGTCATAGCGCTTTCTCCCTGGTTTTCAGCAGGGTGTCAGAGCGCAACAGATAATCGAAACTGGCGCGCCAGCCTCTGTCGTTCTCACCGAAGTAAAACTTTGGTGCTCGCTCAGCGAAAGCGGCGAAGTAATTCTCCACCGCCTCGACGGTTGGCTCTTTCAGTTCGGTCAGCAGGCGTTTGATAGCACGGCGACGTTTGTCGTTTAGTGCCTCTGCCTGGGGAAGGCGGTCTCCCAGGGTGGTGTTGTATGCAGACAGCACCGCCTGGTAGTCGATCTGAGTTTTCTTTGTGACAGGTTTTTCTTCCTGCCCGACACACTCCCCCTCTGGGGGTAGGGGGGTATTGTTTATTGTCTTTTGTATATTGTCTTTTGTGGTTAGCAGATCCTGCTTAGTTTCAAAAGCAGATTCTGCTAAGGTTTCACCATCATCCTTAGCACCTTCCGCTAATGTTTCCTTAGCACTTTCAGCTAAGTTTTTATTAGCAACTTCCGCTAAAGAATCCTTAGCAGGTTTAGCTAATGTTTTGCAGAATCCGTTAATCTTTGTTTTCCACTCGATGATGCTGGTATTCATACCCACGCTACGCCCCTCCTGGACCAAGACTTTTTTGGCAACAAGCTGATTTTTTGCAGTCGAACAGTGTGTGTGATGCTTGGCAATCATCTGCTCAAGCTGGTCATTGCTAACCCAGTCCATCTTCTTGTTGTAGCCGTACGTCTTGCGCCAAACAGCGAGGACGACACACAGCTCTGTTTCGCTTAGTCCGGATGCCATGACAGCATCGAGAAGCTCATTAGCAACACGAGTAAAACCATCTTCCAGCTGCGCCACGCGATGCTCCACGACCTCCAGCGGCGGCCTGTAGTCTGCTAACTTAACGACGCCCATTTTTCACTCCCGACGTAGCGAGAGCCAGACGGATCACGCCAACAAGACGTTCGGCGAACGCCCTGTTTTTTGACGCGGCAACCACCAGCCCGTCAGGGGAATCCTGAAGGCGTCGTTCCTCATTTTCCTGGTACTTTTTGCTCTTTGGCATTAGAATTAACCTCGCAATTTACTGACGTTTGTTGCACCTGAGAGCCGCTTGTGTTCGTGCACAGCGGCTTTCGCCTTTTCAGAACAGGCCCGGCTGGGCGTTCCGTTTAACTTTTCGCTTCTCAAAGCGGTCAGCGGGTAACTGCTGCTTCTCCGCCCACAGTTTTGCGTGCCGTAAAACATCATCAAAAATCTTCCCCTTTCTGCTTGCCTGGCTCATGCGCTTGTACATGTCGATAGCCTGGAACGCCCCCCCCCTGAGCCACACCCAGAGAGAAACCGAGCTTCAGCAGTTCTTCACGCACATGCTTTTCGATGAATTCGATATGGTTCATGGTTTAATCCCACCCCAGCGGCCCCGGCCTTGCCCGTTCGGCTTTCAGCCCGATATCAGCGAGCGTTTCGACTGAGGCCAGATATTCACGCGATACCAGCACTGCTTCCGGTGGTGCGGCCTGAATCCCCAGGAAGGCCAGCTCTTTCGCCATGGTGCTGAAATGCCCTTCGGCTTTACGCCTGCTGGCTGTCGACTCGCTGATGCCCATATGCTCGGCGTAAGACTTCTGGCCCACTGATGCAAGCCGGTTGAGCAGGACGCTTTCGATCTCAACCGGATTGATAACTGGCGGGTCTAACTTTCGTGCGATTGCGTTCTCCATGGGTGATAATCCTCATAAAGTGAGTTACGCCACTGGTTTGACTAAATGGCGTGGTTATTTGGATGTGGAAAAATGGATGGAAGATCAGGCCGAAATTCGTATGCCTGAATCTCTCCGTTAACGGCATTAACAAGGTCTGGGACATGAACAGGAGAAATACGCTTCTTCCCGTTCAACCAATCACAGATCGTTGATTGAGCCTTTCCACAGCGTTTAGCTAACTCTTTCTGACTACCGACAAGGGCAATCGCTTTTTCTACTGCGGGGTTCTTCATAATCACCTCAGCTATCAGTTTAAAGCGATTATGTATATCACTTTAGCGATTGTCAATCGCCTATGCGATTCTTTGCCAAACAATCGCCTTGGCGATACTATTTAAAGAGGACTTAAAAAGAGGCTTTTATGGGATTCTCAGAACGCTTAGGGCACGCAATGGACGTCGCTGGATACACGCAGGCTAGGCTGGCGAAAGATGTAGGCATGGCTCAGTCCAGCGTAAATAAGTTACTTAAAGGTGCGAACGGCTCACGAAAAACAGTAGAGATCGCATCTGTTCTGGGTGTGCGTCCTGAATGGCTTTCAACGGGGCAAGGTGAGATGTTGGAATCTGGCATTCGCGAAGCAAACACGCTATGCCAAATTAAACCAGTTATGAATGAGGTTTACCGCGTGGATGTGCTTGACGTTAAGGCCAGCGCCGGTCCTGGCTCGCTAGTTACCAGTGATTTTATCGAAACCATAAGAGCAATCGAATACACAACTGAACAGGCTCGCGCACTTTTCGGAAACCGCCCCGCAGATAATGTAAAAGTTATCACTGTTAACGGCGACAGCATGGATGGAACCATCTCACCAGGAGATCAAATTTTTGTTGATACTGGCGTGACTCATTTTGATGGTGATGGCGTTTACGTATTTGTGTTCGGAAAAACTCTGCACGTCAAAAGACTTCAGATGCAAAGAGATCGGCTTGCTGTCATCTCAGACAACCCTATCTACGAGAAATGGTATGTTGAGTCAGAAGACGAAGATCAGTTCTACGTAATGGCTAAAGTGCTACTAAGACAATCAATAGAGTACAAGCGCTTCGCATAAACCCGGCTTGCCGGGTTTTTTATTGTTCCTGACCTGATTAAAATTCCCCCAATTCCTTCGCTAATATCATTTCATCGCACATTTCCCAATCAAATAAATAATCTTATAAATCATAAAATTATCGCTTTAGCTAAATAAATTATCGTTTAAGCGATTGACTCAAATAATCGCTTTAGCTATTGTTAGCTCATCCAAACAACGCATTCAAACGCGAATGCCCGGGTAAAAGTTCTGGCAGCCGGGAAGACGGCAAGGGGATGAGAATGGAAAAGGCATACGAGGAATATTTCGAAAGTCTGGCTGAAGGTGAAGTAGCGCTCAGCTTCGCAGAATTCGTGGAGGCTATTTCATGAAAGCTGCTAACCCAGTACCAAATAACGGTCGTGCTGTCGTAATGCGCAACAGCCGCACCGGCGCAGCATGGCAGGTTTCCTACGACTACCGCGACGGCACCTACTGGCACGAACCGCAGGGCAACCTGCGCAACATTCGACGCCCTTATGCCTCACGCACCATCGAACCAAATCTTGTGCCTGCGGGGACTCACTGATGGGAGCCCTGTACGCATTAGTGCTGACCATCACCATGACGAACGGTGATTACCAGGACGCTGTTGTCGGTATTATCGACAATCAGCAGCAATGTGAAGCGGCAGCGAGTGAGCAAATGGGCGTCACTAACTGCTATCCAGTCGAAGGCATCATTCACGCTGACGAAACGCCAGCGGGTTATGACGCGAAATTTTGAGGGATAAGGGATGTGCAACTGCATTAATGAGGTCGGTGCTCATATCGAAGCGCGACTGAAAGAGAAGGTTCCGGAAGGTGCTGAAGTAAGCGAAAGCACTTTTGATACCGGTTGGGATAATCAGGTTCTTTCTCTTTCCGAAGGCAAACTGTTTATGATGCTGAAATACAAACTGGCGTACCGGGCCAAAAAGAAAAACGGCGAAATGGCTAAAAACCTGAACCGCCTAGAAACCAACGTAAAAATGAGTTTCTGCCCGTTCTGCGGTGAATCTCAAGTTTAACGGTATTTTGACTATCAATCAGTTATAAAGGAAATAGCTATGGGCTGCGATATTCATATGATGGTTGAGGTTAAACGCTCAATTAACGGTGAAGAAAAATGGGTTAATTATGATCATTTCCGTAAAAACCTATGGTATGGAAATGACGATGGCGAACGGGAATTTGAACGTATTGATTTAGAGAGTTCTCGTAATTATGCAGCATTCTCCCAACTCTGCGGAGTAAGAGCATACGCTGACGAAACGCCTAAGATATCCGAACCACGCGGTATACCTGACGATGCTTGTGATTACACCAAGCAGGTATCAGAAGAATGGGGGTGTGATGGACATTCTCACAGTTACGTCAGTCTTGCCGAAATTCGGGAGTTCAGAACCAACCTTACTCCAATGCCATTCAAAGGAATGATTTCAGAAAAACAAGCGGCAGATCTTGATAAGGGTATTAAACCCGATTCATGGTGTGGGTGGACAAGCATGCCAGGCTTTGTTTTCCGGGAATGGGAAGATACGGTAGATGCTTTAAAAAATATTCATGAATCGCTGGAGAGCAGAGCTCTGGAATTATGGTGGTTAGAGAAAAATATTATCCCTGAAAATATTCGAATAGTTTTTTTCTTCGATAATTAAAAAGCAAATTTTCAATTAATCAAATACAGGCAGCCATTATGGTGCCGGGATTCTTACAACCTTTTTCAGAGGAATGGATATGCAGGCTACGACCAAACAGCAGCAGGCGATGAACCTTATCGCGCTTCTGTGCCTGATGTACAACTTATCGCCAGCTGACCTTGAGGCTATTGCCCACCAGCTCGCGCACTTCGATGCAGTTTGTGATTACAGAACACAGGGGATTAACAATGCTGCGTGTCATTGATACCGAAACGACTGGGCTGGAAGGCGGTCCGGAAACCGTGGTGGAAATTGCCAGCGTCGATATCGTCGACGGGGTGATCTGCAATCCAATGAGCGACCTCGTTAAGCCAGGCGTGGCGATCGGTTTTGAGGCCATGGCTATTCACCATATCACCGAAGACATGGTGGAAGGCGCGCCGCTGCTCAGTGAAGTAATTGGCCGCTATCTGGGGGCAGATGCCTACGTCGCCCACAACGCGAAGTTCGATAAAGCCAAACTTCCTGCAATGAACGCCCCGTGGATCTGTACCGCTAAGCTGGCGCGTTCGCTCCTGCCGGATCACAAGAGCCACAGCAACCAGTACCTGCGTTACAGCCTCGGACTGAAACCGGAAGTACCTGAAGGGCTTTACGCTCACCGAGCGCTGTATGACTGCTACGTCACCGCCGAATTGCTGCTCTATATGGGCCGCCTGGCGAAATGGACGATGGGCGAAATGCGCGCCATCTCCAATAACCCTTCCCTGCTGCATGCGCTCCGCTTCGGTAAGCATAAAGGCGTCTCGTTCGCAGAGCTGGCAAAAACAGAACCGGGTTACCTGCGCTGGCTCGTTGCCAACAGCGAAGACGAAGACGTGCTGTTTACGGCTGAACACTGGCTGAACGGGGGTAAATGATGGGTACTCCAGTGCTGATCCTAGGTGACTCTGGCGCGGGCAAGTCCTACAGCCTGCGCAACTTCAATCCGGACGATGTGATGCTGCTCCAGTGCATTCCCAAAATGCTGCCGTTCAAGTCTGCGGGCTGGAAACTTCACGGCAAGCTGCTGCCAGACGGAAGCAAACAGCGCGGTAACGTTCTGCGCTCGGATAACTGGGAAACGGTGCTGGACACCATCTATCGCATGGTGCAGTCGAAAACGCGCCGCGTCCTGATCATCGACGATTTCCAGGTGGTCATGCAGCACGAGAACATGAACCGCGCGTACCAGACCGGCTATGCCAAATTCACCGAAATGGCAGATCACATCTGGCGAATCATCATGGCGGCCACCGAGCTGCCGGACGACTTCCGCGTTTATTTCCTGGCTCACACCGAAGAGACCGAGGGAAAGATCCGCATGAAGACCACCGGGAAGATGCTCAACGAAAAGCTGACTCCAGAGGGCTATTTCTCCATCGTGCTGCGCGCCATCAAGAAGGACGGTAAACACGTTTTTCTCATCAAAGGCGATGACAACGACACCGCCAAAGCGCCGCCCGACCTGTTCCCGGACCAGACGGAAATGGACAACGACCTCCACGCCGTAGACGTGGCTATCACCGAATTTATGACCGAATTGTAACTTTGAGGATTTAACGATGAACCAACCAATGACTTTTATGTGGAACAACGAAACGGCTGAGATGGCGAAGAAAGCTGGCGCAACAGGCGGGATCAGCGAAACCGGCGCTTACGAGGGCGAAATCGTTTCTGCGGTGTACACCTTCGGGAAAGATGGCAGCCAATCCCAGGCGCTCGAACTCAGCCTGGACTCGAACGGGGCAAAAGCAAATTACTTGCGCATTAACTTCCTCGGCAAAGACGGCCAGCAGACTTTCGGCATGGGGCTGGTGTCAGCGCTGATGTGGGTCGCCCAGGTCAAACAGGCGCAACCGCAACAGGTACAGGGTCAAAACGGCATCGAATGGCACTGCCCGGCACTGGTTGGCAAAAAGGTGGGCCTGTTCCTCCAGAAAGTGCTGTACACCAAAAACGACGGCGGTGACGGCTACAAGTTCGAAGTGCGCCACGTTTTCCAGCCGGGAACGCGTAAAACCTACGCCGAGCACGCTGAAAATGCCCCGGCAGAAGCGATCGCCGCGCTTGAACTGTCGATGAAGGATAAGGACGAACGTATCCACGGCGGCACGCAGTTCTCTGGTCCGCGCAATGCCCAACATGGCGGTAACCCTTATGCAAATCAGACTGGAGGCGCACCACAGTCTCGCTTGCAGCAGAACAGCGGTCAGCCACCGGTAGACTTTGACGACGATATCCCGTTTGCGCCGATCGGTCTTCCATTCCCTTCTCACTCTATCTATGCGTTATGACGCACACACAGGACGAAATCAGGGTTGGCGCGGTGCGCCTTCCCTGGCTCAAAGAGAAAAACGGGTGGTTGCTACCGTGGGATGATGTCGTTACCAACCCACTGAAGGCGCAACGACTGGCAGAAGAACTTAACGAAAAGCAGGTGGCTGCATGAGTTATTGTGCGGAGATATCGCGCCAAGAGACGGAAACAGAGCCGCGCACTTGGCAGCGCCCGTTCCTTAAATGGGCTGGAGGCAAATATTCGCTGCTGCCGGAACTGGATCGTTTGATCCCCGCAGGTAAACGCCTTATTGAGCCTTTTGTGGGTGGCGGCTCGGTGTTCCTTAACTCAGACAAGCACGAACGCTTTCTTCTGGCTGACGTCAACGCTGACCTGATTAACCTGTATCAGATGCTGGCGGTGGTCCCCGACTCGGTGATCTATGAGGCAATGAAGGCATTCAGGCATCTGAATGATGCCGAAAACTACACGGTAATTCGTGAAGCATTCAACGCGCAGCGGCTGGATGCGGTTGAGCGCGCAGCAGCGCTCCTTTACCTCAACCGGCACTGCTTCAACGGGCTGATCCGTTATAACCTGGACGGTTTTTTTAACGTCGGCTTTGGGAAATATAAAGCGCCATATTTCCCGGAAGAAGAGATCAGGGCATTTAAGCGGAAGGCTCACGCATGCGTATTCATGAATGCAGGCTTCAGGCGCACGATCGCGCTGGCAGGTGATGGTGACGTCGTTTACTGCGATCCGCCTTATGAACCGCTGCCCGGCACCGCTGGTTTCACTAACTACGCGGCTGGTGGGTTCTCATGGGATAGCCAGGTAGAACTTACGGAAAGCTGTGTGGCAGCCCACCAGCGGGGGGCAAAAGTGGTGATCAGCAATTCTACCGCTCCTCGCGTAATTGAACTTTACGAACAGCACGGCTTCACGCTGCACCGCGTCAGTGCTCGCCGGGCTATATCCAGCAAAGGCAGTACCCGCGAAACAGCGAGTGATGTCGTAGCCACTTTGGGAGTGCAGTGATGATGAAGCTGATTAATCGCAGTAAGCAATCACCTATTGGTCGCCGCGCTTGCGATGTTGCGCTGGCAGCTCACTTGCAAACATATGGCGACTATGGGCGAAGCAAGATGAAAGAGACTTATACGGTGAAGGTTGAAGGCGTGAAAGTCTGGGTGGAGGTGGTGAACCGAAAGGCGAGCTACGTGGCCACAGCGATGACCGGCATGCGCCGTCTCCGCTCCCTGCCCGGGCAGGTTGGTTGAAAAAGATTTTGAATGGCCCGAACGGGCAACTGGAGAGAGCTATGGATGATATTTTGGTAACGTCAGACCTGACCAGTCGCTACAAAATTTCACGCAAAACCCTTTGGTCATGGCAAAGTGCAGACACAATGCCTCGGGGCTTCGTATGCCCGTTCCCACCCCCTGACTGGCCCGGCAACCCTAACCGCTGGCGCTCTGAGTCAATCAAAGAGTGGGAGGATAAAAAGAAGATAAATTAACTGAAGGGCTCTCCGATGATCTCTTCAAGATGGCTCTGCCAAACGCGGAGCCAGTGTTTCTGATCATCGATATAGTCATGAAGGTTGTAATGCGCCATAACCCCCACCATCTGATGCCCGAGCAGCTTTTCAATTACGTGCGGCGGGCAACCTAACTCAGAGAGATTTGTGGCTATCGTCCGCCTCATATCATGAAGCGACCACTCTGCCATACCTGTTCCATTCCAAATAGAACGGGCGTAATTGGATGCCACAGGTGAATGAACGGGCGAATCTTTGATCCCGCCATCAATTTTACGTTGTGAAGTCACCAGGTGATTGGTGTTTATTTTCTTGAGGTGATTTCTGACCAGGTTAACGGCGGCGTCTGAGAGTCCCCTTCTAATATGTACCCGAGTTTTATAACTGCCCGCAGGCACGACCCACTCATTATCATCCAATCGAAACCATGATCTCTCACTAAGTCGAATCTCAGCCGTACGGCATCCGGTAAGCATAATAAATTTCACCAGGAAAACGGACTCTATCGACATATGGCTTTTCAACCACTGATAGATTTTGCGCAGATCGTCATCGTCCATCCTGCGAGTTCTCTTTTTAGGCTTTTGCCCGACATCAGATGGCAGTAATCCCTCGAGTGGGTTTGAGGCGATCACACTTCTGTTAACGCAGAACCTAAACGCCCGTTTGCACAGCGAAAGCATGTAATGAGCCATCACCCTGCTTTCTATAGAATCGAAGACGTTGATCCAGTGCATTTTCGCTGTGTTATCGACTTTGACATTCTTCATCGGTTCGGCGATATGTTTCTCAAACACCTGGCGATAGTAATCGACTTTAACTAGCCCGTTAGCGATACAGTGCCTTTCAATCCAGTAATTGAACGCTTCGGCAACGGACATCGCTTCCTGTCGGGTCTGCTTATCCAGCTTCACCTGCTCTCGCGGATCCAGTCCCTCAGTTAACCAGTTTCTGAATTGTTGGCGACGCTCTCTTGCCTGGGTGATACTCATTGCAGGATAATCACCAACATTGAGTTTTACCGCTTTACCGGCCCAGCGATACCGATAGAAAAATGATATTTTTCCGGCCTGGCTGATTCTGGCGTTGAGCCCGTGCGAATCAGAAATAATCTCGATATCATCTCTTTTCTTGCCGAGCGCCTTCCTGAGCTTTGTGTCGGTGATCAT